CTCCTTTTGGTTTTCGCTTCTGCACGAAGTACTTTCTCCCGATATAGGATCTCGAAGTAATGGTGTTGGTGATGCGATAGACGAACCCATAATAGTCCCCAATATCATCAGAGGTAAAAGGACAACCTTCATAAATCCAAGGGTTTTCATAATCAATGTTTTTATCAGTCATTTAATTATAACATCACATTTCTATGTAGTCAATAAAAAAGAGGGTATAAAACCCTCTTGTTATACTCCCTGATTCTCTAACCAATCATACGGGTCTATGTCTCCAAAGAGTTGTTGACTATGTTTCGAGCAATCTAGATATGCTTCGATGCAATCAGCAACTTCATCATAATTTGAAACCTGAGAATGTATCTTTCTTGACATCCTGTTTAATTCCCCCAACGACATAACTTTCTACCTCCGTTTCTTGTGGTGCGACTTGTAATCCTTTTGATGAGATCCAATGCTGTGTCCAAGGTAGTGGGTTTGCTCTTTGAGCAATATCATACACGGGTTTAAGACCGACTGCTTTCATTCTTTTGTTTGCAATCCATTCAACATACTGTTGAAGGAGTTTTTCGTTAAGACCTATCATTGATCCGTTCTTAAACAAATACTCTGACCACAATTTTTCTTGATTAACAGCATTTTCAAAAGTTTTATAGAACCATGGCTCCTCCTCTTTGAAAATTTTCTTCATGTCTGGGTCATCTCCATTCCTCCATTTATTGAGGATTTGTTGTGTGATGACTAAATGTTGGTTTTCGTCTCTGGCGATAAGAGAAACGATTTTTGCCGATCCTTCCATGAGCTTAAGTTCACCAAAAGCGAACGAGCATGCGAAGGAGACATAGAACCTAATTCCTTCCAAAATGTTGACATTCGCAACTGCTCGGAAGAGTTTTCTTTTGAGTTCATAGATTGTTGATTCGGATACGTAAGAACCTCTCCATCCTTCTTTCCACATGTTACTTTGATCGTATTCATGTGCTCCATTGATGAAATCATCATATGCTTGAGTCACACTTTGTGCTCTCTCAAGTATTCTATCATCAGTTAAGATGGTGTCAAATACATCGGATGGGTTGGAGTAAACATTCTTAATGATGTATGTGTAGGAACGACTATGGATCATTTCCATAAACTCCCATACTTTCATACATCCTTCCAACTCAGGTAGAGAACAATATGGCGCAAATGCCATACCGGGGCCTCTTCCTTGAACAGAGTCTAACATCACTTGATACTTTAAGTTACTAGTGAAAATATGCTTCTGTTCTGGACGAAGTAATTGATAGTCACTTCGATCTTTTTGAAGAGAGACCTCCTCTGGTCTCCAGAAATACCCTAGTTGTTGAGTCGTTAATCTCTCAAATACTGGGTACTTATAGTTATCATATCTTTGAATTCCAAGTGGTTTTCCAAAGAACATTGGTTGTTTTGTTGTCTCAACTTCTTCAGTGTTAAATACGGTCATTGAGTCAACTTTTTTCATTTTTGCCTCTGAACTTGTTTTAAATTTTACAAGACTCACAGTCTTCGTCCTCCGTTAAAATACAAGAAACTAATTCTCCTAGATCTGTTGATGGTGCTGATGGTTCCTCAATCTCATCTGTTTTAATGTCATAAGTATTCTGATAGTAAGATGTCTTCCAACCATACTTGTATGTGGTTAGAAAGTCTTGTGCCATCACAGATACCGGAACCTCGTTATCTGGATAGTGCTCTGGGTTGTAACTCCAATTTCCGGAAATCGCTTGATCAAAGAACTTCTGCATAACTGCAACGACGTTGATATAACCCTCATTGGATTGCATATCCCACAAGAGTGTATAGTTATTTTTTAAGTGTTGATATCCGGGTACAATTTGTTTCAAAGGCCCTTTCTTCGACTTTTTAATGGACAGGTATCCTCTAGGAGGTTCGATTCCGTTTGTGGCATTTGACACAACGGAACTGCTCTCCGAAGGCATCTGTGCGGACAGTGTTGAGTTCCTAACTCCGTGTTCCAAGACAAGTGCTCTAAGAGATTCCCAATCATATTTCAGGTCATTTGAAACGATTTCATCTACATCCTTCTTATATGTATCAATCGGAAGTATTCCATTTCCATATTTTGTATTCGCAGAATACTCACACGCTCCTTTCTCTTTCGCAAGGTTCACAGTGGACTTAATTAGGTAGTATTGGAACGCTTCAGAAAGGTCATGAACTAACTCCCATGCCCTCTTATCACCGTAGTGTTCGCCATTCTTAGCGAGATAATGTGCAAGACCTATATAACCTATCCCAAGCGATCTACGTGCTCTGGTGGCGATGGCCGCTGCATTGACGGGGTATTGCTGAAAATCAATGAGTTCATCAAGACTCCGAACAGCAAGATCACAAAGAACTTCGAGATCGGATAGATCACGTATCTTACCGACGTTAATAGCACTAAGAATGCAAAGAGCAATTTCACCAGTTTTGTCATCAATATGTTGTATAGGTTTTGTTGGTAATGTGATTTCCTGACATAAGTTACTCATTTCAACTTTGTCAGTGAACGATGAATGACTATTACAGTGGTCAATGTTCATCAAATATAGTCTACCAGTTTCTGCTCTTTCTTTCAAGAGGTCAAGTATGAGTTCCTGCGCATTCACCTGTGTCTTAGGTATAGACTCATCTAACTCATATTGCTTGTATAGATCGTCAAAAGATTCCGTACCAAAACTATCGTAAAGCCCTGCAACATCATGAGGAGAAAAAAGTGTAATCTTTTCATTGTCAATAAACCTTTGATAAAATAATGCACTCAACTGTATTGAGTAATCGAGTTTGCGAACTCGATTATCTTCAGTACCTTTATTATTCTTAAGAACTATTATATCTCTTATTTCTTGGTGCCAGATTGGGAAGTGGACAGTTGCTGATCCACCACGGATGCCATTTTGAGTGCAACATCTGACAGTGCTTTCAAACTTTTTGAGGAAAGGGACAACCCCTGTGTGTTGAACTTCTCCACCCCTGATTTTAGCGTTGATCCCACGGATGCGACCTGCGTTGATACCGATACCTGCCCTTTGTGCAACATACTTGCCAATAGCCATATCACTGCTAAATATGCTATCGAGGGTGTCATCAATATCAACAAGAACACAGCTGGCATATTGTCGAAGAGGTGTACGAACTCCTGCCATGATAGGAGTCGGGATGTTGATTTTGTGTTTGGAAATGGCATCGTAATACTTTTTAACGTAGTCGAGTCTAACTTCTTTTGAATATTTAGAGAAAATTGTAGCAGAAATTAACAAATACATGAACTGTGGAGACTCATATATCTCACCAGTGCTGCGATCCTGTACAAGATATTTGTCAGTGACTTGACGAAGACCTGCATATGTAAACAGATAATCCCTTCCATGATCGATAAAAGACTCTAACTTAGCAAACTCTTCCTCTGTATATAAATCAAGGATCTCAGGGTCATATATGCCCTTCTCAACGCATCTCTGTGTATGTTCATAAACTGTTGGAAGTTCATGTAGTCTAAAAAAGACTTGTTTACGAACTGAATATAACAACAATCTTGCTGCAACGAATTGATAATTAGGATGATCTAAATCAATTAGATCAGATGCACTTCGTATCAGAATCTCTTGTATTTCTCTTGTGGTGATTCCGTCATAAAACTGTATTCCAGAATTAATTTCGACTTGACTTGCTGATACTCCTGCAAGGTTTTTACATGCGAGTTCGACCATTACATGTATTTTTTCAAGATTCAAGGGTTCAATAGACTTATCCCTTTTGACAACTTTTGTTCCGTTGCTCATATTTTTTTCCAGTAGTTAAATTTGATTTTTGCTTTTAATCCAGAATATGTATTTGATTCTATCACCTTTGATACATCATGTCCAGAGTTTATCATGTCATTCACATCTTTCTCCACAATTGAGGAAGGCCAAATGACTACCTTATCTCCTCGATTAATGGTCTTGTGGATTCTTTCAATGATTTCTCTGTTACGAGGTTCATTATCAAAAACCCAAATATAATCGCTCCAACCAAACGACCGAATATCAAGATCGGAACCGCACATAGCAACCGCGTTTTCCACGAAGGTGGAATCGAACGGCCCTTCCAGAATGTAAACGGGTTTTTTTGTATCAATTTTGTCCAATCCATAAATTTTAGGTGCGTCTTCATTGAGCATCACAGTGATATATTTAACATTATTTGGGCCTAGACTTCTGCCTTGGAAACCAATTATGTTTTTATCCTCATCATACATTGGAATGATGATTCGAGATTCATCTTTTGTAATGTCATGAAAGGTATATTTTTGAGTATTGACCCACTCTTTGAACTTTGCTGCAAAGAAAAAATTAGATGGTTCAATGCCTCTTTGTGTTAAATATTGTTTCGCTACAGGAACTTCTGATGCTCTTGGTAAGTCAAGTTTCTGTTGGAATACAGGTTTCTTAAATTCAAACTTAGGTTCTTCCACCACAAAATTTCTTCCCCCTGCATGACCTTCCTTAAACTTCTCAAGCACATATTGCTTGTGAAGAGTGGTATCAATCTGCTTGAGAAAGTTATTCAATGACGAACTTGCACCACAATTGTGACACTTAAAGTTTGTATTTGTCTTGACTTGATAGAAATATCCTCTTGCCTTGTTCTTGTGCTTCTTTGAGTCACCACAGATCGGACAGCGAAAATTATATAAGTCTGCCTTCACTCTTTTGAACTTTTCCAAACGTGAAGACACTAATCCAATGTACTTGGAATCAATGATATCCATGTGGATATTTTTACTTTGTTTGTATTATACCCGAAGTTGGTGGTGGAGTCAACGTTCCTCTTAAAAATCTTTGACCAATCGGAGATACTATGAAACTTATTATAGTTAAAGAACCTGCGATTGTCCACATTTTCTTCTCAATTGTTCTTAATCTTTTATCTACGAGCAATATATCTCTCTCGCATCCCTTCTTGATATCATTTGCATGACGATCTAACTTTAAATCAACCTGCTCTATCTTTTCAAATAAGACTGCATCGATACGATCTTGCTTTTCTAACTTCTCATTATGAACCGCAAGAAGTTGACCCATTTTGACAGAGTTTTCCTGCAGAGATTGAACAACTTTTTCTAATCTCTCTAATATTGCTGCATTAACGTTCGTATTATCATCCATCTTTCTTATTAGTTAACCACATTCTCCTTGATCCTCTTCCACTATAGATATATCTTTTTCTTTTTTTTACAGGTGGATCATCTCCTGCCTCTCTTGTTCCTGCGATTTTACCTCCACCCACATTATTGGTAGGAGCAGCCATCACTGCTTCTTCACGAAGAGACTTTACAATAGATATGATCTTATCGATGTCCATTA